ATTGCATCGTCTGATGTATCTATAGCTGATGGGGGTAGGGGAAAGCAAATCCTGCCGGATCGGCCCGCGCTACCCCCACCCCCCAGATCCTGAATGGGTCCCCCCTCGCCCCCCACACCCCATGATCTGCACAAATAACTCAGCTATTTCCGCAACTCAACCCCCCTCCCCTATTGATTTCTCCAGCCAAGTTATCCACAGTTCCACGTGAAACACCCCCCCGGGTAGGAGTCCCAACCTCCCCTTATTGCAAAGATATATTTTTGTGATACATTTCTCGCGCGGTGTGGAGAAGTAGGATCTCGTCAGGCCCATAACCTGAAGACCGCTGGTGCGAATCCAGCCACCGCAACCAACAATGGGGTATTCTTTGCTGATATGACGACATTGGTGCCGCCCATCGAGGAGAACATTCCTCTGCCAGAAAACGCGCGAGAGGCATTTCCAGACTTGTCGGCTGAGTCGGAATTGCAGATGCGTGCTAACGTCATCAAGCTGATGTCAGACTTGACGGGCCAAGAACTTGTCCCCACCGAAGAGAATGCCGATCAAGCCAAGGTTTTGGCGCGGGAAATGATGGCCAACCCGCAGTACCGCCCCGACTACTCTAAGTACCCCAACGAGACTCTTGCTATGCTGGCGGGCATGGTGGCGCAGATGAATGTGTCCATCGTGGAGGAGTTGTCTGACCTGAAGATGTATGTGGTCAACAAGCTCGTTGCCGAGGTAGAAAACGCCAAAGACCCCAAGGTGCGGGTAGCTGCCTTGTCAAAACTAGGTGAGATTGATGGAGTAGATGCGTTCAAGAAGCGCAGTGAAGTCACCCACAAGCACATGTCGATTGAAGAGGTGGAAAAAGAACTGCTAGAAACCCTCGAAAAACTAGAGAAACGCACCATCAGTGTCCAGACACGGGTTATAGATATCCCCGCTACCGATGAAAATCACGTCTGAACAGATCCAGACGCTAAAAAATCTCCTACCAACCATGTCGTTGGAGGACAAAAAGCGCACGCTAGAACTTCTAAAAGCGTGGGATGCAGAGTCTGCGCAGATTTTAGGTAGGGACAGCCTCCTGTCCTTCGCCGATCACGTCTATCCGGGCTACAAAGTAGGTCCGCACCACCGCAGATTGGCCAAACTGTTCGAAGATATCGCTGCCGGACGCAAAAAACGGGTGATCGTGAACATCGCACCCCGTCATGGCAAGTCGGAACTCATCTCGTACCTCGCTCCGGCGTGGTTTTTGGGCAAATTTCCCCATAAGAAGGTCATCATGGCCTCCCACACTGCCGATCTGGCGGTGAACTTCGGTCGTCGGGTGCGAAATCTGGTCGGATCGGAGTCGTACAGAGACATTTTTCCGCAAATTGAGCTTCAAGCGGACTCAAAGTCAGCTTCGCGCTGGGGGACCAACTTTCAAGGCGAGTATTTCGCCATCGGTGTGGGCGGTGCGCTGGCTGGCCGGGGTGCTGACCTGTTCATCATCGACGACCCGCACTCGGAGCAGGACGCCAAGCTGGGTAAGGCGGATGTTTTCCTGCCCGCGTGGGAGTGGTTCCAGTCGGGGCCTATCCAGCGTCTGATGCCGGGCGGGGCAATCATCGTGGTGATGACTAGGTGGTCGAAACTAGACCTCACGGGCCAGATTTTGAACCAGATGGCGCGTGAAGAGGGCGTTGAGCCGTGGGAGGTGATGGAGTTTCCTGCGATCTTGAACGACAAGCCGCTGTGGCCTGAGTTCTGGGGGATCGAGGAATTGCTGGCCAAAAAGGCAGGGATGGACGTGCGGTACTGGGAGGCTCAGTACATGCAGAACCCCGTGTCCGAGGAAGGCGCGCTCATCAAGCGGGAATGGTGGCAGATTTGGGAAAAGGATACCCCTCCCGAATGCGAGTTCACTATTATGTCCCTCGACGCTGCACAAGAGGCCAACAACAGGTCTGACTATAACGCCTTGACGACTTGGGGTGTGTTCTTTAATGAAGAAACCAAGGCGTACAACATCATCTTGCTCAACGCCATAAAGAGGCGCTTGGAGTTCCCGGAGCTCAAGAAGATGGTCCTTGAAGAGTACAAGGAGTGGCAGCCCGATGCGTTCGTGGTGGAGAAGAAGTCCAACGGAGCGGCGCTGTACCAAGAGCTCAGGCGCATGGGCGTGCCTGTTGGAGAATTTACTCCGGGCAAGGGGCAGGATAAGATTAGCCGGGTTAACGCCGTCTCTGACATGTTCTCTTCAGGGATGGTGTGGGCACCTGACCGGCGTTGGGCGCGAGAGGTCATCGAGGAGTGCAACGACTTCCCCAGCGGGACGAACGATGACTTGGTGGACTCCACGACACAAGCGCTGATGCGGTTCAGACAAGGTGGGTTCATCCGGCTGCCGTCTGATGAGCCGGAAGAGACTCAATGGTTCAAGAGCCCTCGCAGAGAGCGGCTCTACACGGTTTAAGGAATCTCTACTATGGCTACCAATGTTGATAAATCTCTCTACGCAGCTCCCATGGGGCTTGATGCTCTGGAAATGGAGCCGGACGTCGAGATCGAGATTGAGAACCCGGACGACGTCAGTATCAGTATGGGGGACATCGAGATTGACCTCATGCCCGCGCCCAAGACCGGAGATAAGAACTTCGACGCGAACCTCGCTGAGTACATAGACGAGAACGTGTTGCAGTCTCTGGGTGAGGAGCTGGTCGAAGAGTTTGACAAAGACATCAACGACCGCAAGGAGTGGATGCAGACGTATGTGGAAGGCTTGAAGCTGCTGGGGCTCAAGTACGAGGAGCGCACTGAGCCTTGGGATGGTGCCTGCGGTGTGTTCCACCCGATGCTCACTGAATCGGTTGTGAGGTTCCAGAGCGAGGGGATCACGGAGACGTTCCCGGCTGCTGGCCCTGTGAAGACGGTGATCATCGGCAAGGACACCCCGGAGAAGGAAGAAGCGTCTATGCGCGTACGCGCAGACATGAACTACCAGCTCACGGAGGTCATGTACGAGTACCGGCCCGAGCACGAGAAGATGCTGTGGAACTTGCCGATTGCGGGCAGTGCGTTCAAGAAGGTCTACTACGACCCGAGCAAAGGTCGGCAGATGGCGGTGTTCATCCCTGCCGAGGACATCGTGGTGCCGTACGGTGCGAGTAATCTGGAGACTGCCGAGCGGGTCACGCACGTCATGCGTAAGACCGAGAACGACGTTCTTAAACTGATTGATGCTGGGTTCTACCGCGACGTGGAGTTGGGTGAGCCTAGCTACCAGCTAGACGACATCGAGAAGCAGAAAGCCGAAGAGATGGGCATGAGCGCCATCGACGACGAGCGCTTCCGGGTGCTGGAGATGCACGTTGACTTGAACCTCAAGGGTTACGAGCACAAGAACAAGAAGAAAGATGAGACGGGCATCGCGCTGCCGTATGTGGTCACTATTGAGAAGGGCACCCGCAAGGTGTTGGCAATCCGTAGGAATTGGTATGAAGGCGACGAACTCCACCTCAAGCGACAACACTTCGTCCATTACCAATACATTCCCGGGTTTGGTTTCTATGGCTATGGACTCATCCACCTCATCGGCGGCTATGCCAAGAGCGCGACCATGCTTATCCGCCAGCTTGTTGACGCTGGCACTCTATCTAACCTCCCCGGTGGCTTCAAATCGCGTGGGCTCCGCATCAAGGGGGATGACACCCCCATCGCACCGGGAGAGTTCCGCGACGTAGATGTCCCGAGTGGCTCCATGCGTGACAACATCATGCCGCTGCCCTACAAGGAGCCAAGCCAGACTCTGTACACGCTGTTTGATCGCATCGTCAACGAGGGTCGGTCGTTCGCGTCTGCTGGCGATATGAACGTGAGCGACATGTCCGCTCAGGCTCCGGTGGGTACGACGCTGGCGCTGCTGGAGCGTACGCTGAAGGTGATGGGCGCTGTGCAGGCTCGGATGCACTTCACGATGAAGCAGGAGTTCAAGCTCCTCAAGACCATCATCGCTGACTACACCGCCGAGGACTACAGCTACGAGCCGGAAGAGGGCAGTGCCAAGGCCAAGCGGTCTGACTATGACATGGTGGAGGTGATCCCGGTCAGCGACCCGAACGCAGCGACGATGGCGCAGAAGATCGTGCAGTACCAAGCGGTCTTCCAACTGGCCCAATCAGCTCCACAGTACTACGACATGCCCTTGCTGCACCGCCAGATGATCGAGGTGCTGGGCATCAAGAACGCCACCAAGCTGGTGCCCATCGAGGATGACATGGTGCCCACGGACCCCGTGAAGGAGAACCAGAACCTGCTGACGATGAAGCCGGTCAAGGCGTTCATTGAGCAGAACCATCAGGCGCACATCCAGACGCACATGGCTGCGATCCAGAACCCGAAGATTCAGCAGCTCATGCAGATGAACCCGCAGGCTCAGATGATCATGGCCGCAGCCATGGCGCACATCAACGAGCACGTTGCGTTGGAGTACCGCCGTCAGGTGGAGGAGCAGATCGGCGTGC